GCGCGACAACTGGCTGTCCAACCGGATCTTCCAATCCGACGACCAAATCGTCGCCCTATGCTGCGAGGCCTGGAACAGGCTCGTCGAACAGCCCTGGAAGATCATGTCCATCGGCATGCGCCAGTGGACCCATGGGTTCTGATCAATGCAGCTTGGTATCAGTTATGAACCAGATCCAGCTTTCTGATACGCAAGCCGTCATTCTCAGCGCAGCCTGCGCCCGCGACGACGGTCTCGTGTTTCCCGTCACTGCCAAGATCAAGGGTGGTGCCGTCGGCAATTGCCTCAAGAGCCTTCTGAAACGGGGCCTGATCGAGGAGCTCCCCGCAAACGACCCAGACACCGTCTGGCGACACGACGAGGAGCGTGGCTCCATCACCTTGCGGGCAACGCCACTCGCCTATTCCGCCCTTGGCATCACCGAGGAAGAGATCCCGAACACCAACGCGTCGACTGCCGACCGGGCGCCTCAGAAAGCTCAGCGCAAGGGGAGCAAACAGACTCTCCTCATCGAAATGCTCGAGGCACCGGACGGTGCGACGATCCAGCAGATCGTCGACGCCACCGGTTGGCAGCCGCATACCGTCCGCGGCGCGATCGCCGGCGCGCTCAAGAAGAAGCTCGGCCTGAACGTCGTGTCGGAAAAGGTCGAAGGCCGCGGTCGGGTCTATCGGATCAAAGAGAAATAGAGATCAGAACAGCGTTGGCTGCTTAACGTCATCCAATCGCACAACACCGTTAATCAACCAAGTGTCCGGGTACTGGGAGTGAGTGCCCATGGCGAGGAGCATACCCTTCGAGGGGTACTCCTCGCCGAATACTCTTGTGACCTCAGACAGTGCATGGTCCTGGCCATATTCTTTGGCCCAACGGTAGTAGGTCGCTTCGATCTCCCAATCCTGACAGGTACCCTCCCTCTCGCCATCATCGGTGCGGTACCTATACTTGAAACGATAGGGACAAGGCTTGTAGGGAATGATCGGCTTGGTGTTGAACAGGTCTGGCTGAGCCCTCAGCGCGTCAAACTTCGCCGTTTCTTTTTGTATTTCCTCTGCACTTTTTCCCTCGGCCTTGAAATCGAGGATTTCCGCCTTGAGCAAAGCGAGGCTTCTTTCCTCTTCTCGCTCCTTGTCGAGGCTCGTCACAATCGAGTTCGCTAGGAAGCGCTCTCTTTCGGCCTTCTTGAGGGTGCCGACTATTTCCAGGCTATCATGATCGACACGTCGGCTTTCAATACGGCGATCGTCGTTGGGAAGACGCCATTTGAACCTGACGCGATCCCACCGGCCAAACTTCTGTCCCTGATCAAGCGTGCGAAAGGATATCGGATAGAGACGGAGCCATTTGCCTTGCAGGTCTATGCCGGCGCAACAAACGGTCTCGCCGTGCCTCTGCCCAACCTGAGGCGCGGCCTTGATGATTACGATAGCTTCAGTTTCACCCGAACGCGTAAGCGCGGCCATTTTCGAAATCGCCGTTTTCTGACTCCTCGGCAAGTCCTTGCCGCACACCTAAATGACGAATCTGAAATGCTTCTCGATCCGCCATCTCCTCCGCCACGATAGCGCGGTGGCAGCCGGAATGATCACGCTCGAAGCACAGCAGACAGGCACGCACGCCTGAGGTTATTTCGACTGCTTGCTCCAGCGCTTCCTGCGCCGCTCTGCTTTCCAGGTGTGCGCGGAAAATGCGCTCGAAGGTCTGCATATCTCCACGCCTCGCAGCGTCCCGACCTGGTTTCGGGTCGCCGAGGTCACGAAGATGTACGTAGACGACACCGGCGCCCTCTAGCGTCGCGGGTAGCGCTTTCTTAGAAAAACCACGCTTTCGCGACACAGGAACATCTCGAATATCGATAAGCACTTGGACATCGGCCAACTTCAGGGTCGCGACGAAATCTTCGATTGTCGAACCTTCATAGCCAATTGTAAGAATAGTGCCCACAGATACTTCCCCTGTTCTTGTCGACCTTTAACCAAGTCATGACAAGAAATGGTTAACGCGAGGTTTCATCCATCCTTGATCGCATTCTCGGACTCCGGGATCAAGCTCTGAGTTCGGATCGCCTCGAAAATGCGGCGCAGCGAGTAGCTGCGTATGATCGAGGCCGCGGTGAAAATAGCACCAATCAGCAGATTGTCGACTAGCGTCACGTGCAGCCCAAACATCGGAAACACCAACATCTGCGCCATGACAGCGACGCCATAGCCGACGACGACGTTGGTCACGGCCTCAACCAACGACATCGTACGCGACTGCTTCATTCTGATGCCCGTGCAGTCCGTAGGTCGTCGAACGTCCGATCCTCGCCATCGAGCACCGCGCGCTGGCCAGTGAACTGCTGCCAGCGATCGATGGCGACATCGACATAGGCCGGGTTCAATTCGATCCCAAGACAAACGCGGCCGGTGGTCTCGGCCGCGATCAACGTCGTGCCCGAGCCCATGAACGGCTCGTAGATGGCCTGCCCTGGGCTCGAGTTGTTCAGGATCGGGCGGCGCATGCATTCGACGGGCTTCTGCGTACCATGGACCGTCTCGGCGTCCTGATCGCGATGCGCGATCTGCCAGAGCGTCGTCTGCTTGCGATCACCGGCCCAATGGCCCTTGCCGCTCTTTCTGACTGCGTACCAGCAAGGTTCGTGCTGCCAATGGTAATCGCCGCGGCTCAGGACCAGGCGGTCTTTGGCCCAGATGATCTGGGAGCGAACATTGAAACCCGCAGCTTCGAGACTCTCGGCGACGACCGCAGCATGCAGGGCGCCGTGCCAGACATAGGCGACGTCGCCCGGGAACAGCACCCAGGCCTCACGCCAGTCGGCGCGATCGTCGTTCAGCACCTTGCCAATGCGTTTCGTGGCGGCAGCGCCTGCCTTGTTCCGCCAGGCCGGATCGTAGTCCACGCCATAGGGTGGATCCGTCACCATCAGGAGCGGCTTCACAGTCCCAAGCAGCCGCTCGACATCGGTTGCCGCCGTGGCATCGCCGCAGAGCAGCCGATGGTTTCCGAGAATCCAGAGATCACCCGGTCGGGTGACGGAATCCTCAGGGGCTTCGGGGATCTCGTCCTCGCCCTCTCGGGCGGCAGAGTCGTCGTCTTCGATTCCATCGAGCAGCGCACTCAGCTCTGCCTCATCGAAGCCGATCAGCGAAAGGTCGAACTCGTCCTCGGCTAAGCCCTTAAGCTCGTCTGAGAGGAACGCGTCGTTCCACTCCCCGAGCTCGGTCAACTTGTTGTCGGCGATGCGGTAAGCCCGTCGCTGCGCTTCGCTAAGGTGATTGAGCACGATCACCGGCGCATCTGACAGTCCGAGTTGTGTCGCCGCCAGGATGCGACCGTGGCCGGCAATCACCTCACCATCGCTCGACATCAGCACTGGCACGGTCCAGCCGAACTCCGCCATGCTGGCGGCGATCTTCGCCACCTGGTCCGGACCGTGTGTCTTGGCGTTGCGCGCATAGGGGCGCAAGCGGTCGAGCGGCCAGGTCTCGATCGTTTCGGGCGCGAAGCTGAGCATCATGGACGATCCTGTTCGAGCGAAGCCGGACACCGAGACCGGAATCCATCACTGGATCCGGTCATGGACTACCTTGGGGTCCAACGGTATCCACCCGGTCGCAGCGCAAAGGCTTTGATTTGTCGAAGCTATCGGGAAGTGGCGGTCGGGGTGGACTCCGGGTGGCTTCCCAAAAATCCGGCCCTGTCGCTAGCGAAATGCCGCGCTTCGCCCGCCCGCATACGTTTGTTGCCGGGAAGGACCCGTGATCTTTCGGTGGCGTGGGATAAGAACCGCGATGCGCGCGCCTCTCCCGAGGATAGGCCTAAACCTATCGATTTCGCCCGTTTTCGTCTCAGCGAAAAGTGTCCGCCGCACACCTTACCCGTTGCCACTCACCGCTGCGCCGCTTGAGCCAGCGCGATCACTTTCCTCTTCGACAGATTTCGGTTGAACCGACGCCGGTTGAGGCGGAGCGAGATCAAGCACAACCCGTAAAGCCAATGCTGATGCACCGCTGAGCGTTCAAGACCGACCGTCCAGCAGATCGTTTTCCATCGCTCGCCGAAGGCCCGCATCCAGACGATCTTGCCATCGATGGGCTCGAGGCCGACGGTCCAGGTGAGCGTCTCTTCCATCCGGCTGATGGCCTGTGGGGACGGAAGGATACGCATCGGCTTCGGTTCCTGCCCCACCTTGTCACCAAAGCTGTGAATGATCTCTGGCCACATGTTGAAGTAGCCCTGCACTCGGGGCTCGGGCAAACGCTTGAGCACAGACGCAGCCTCGGCCATACGTTCCTCAACGATGCTGGGTGTCCATTTCTCGCTGGTCATGACTGCACCTCCCGAAGCACGGCGGCGTAGCCGGCGATGTCGATCATGCTGTCGAGATGGTTGGGATCGAAGGCCAGGCGGGCGAGCTTCAGATCGATCAGGCAAAGCGCCACCTGTGCCGGTGTGATCGGTTGACCGAGAGTGATTGACCAACGCTTGGCGATGGCCGTCATGGATGCGGCAGGGTCGCCGTAGCTTTCACGACGATTGGCGACGACGGCGGCCGCCTGCTTCAGCATCAACTCGCCATTCATTGCGCCACCCCCTCGATCCGGTTCTCGAGCGCCCAATGCAGGATCGCCAGCGCATCGGCCTCGTTGTCGTCGACAGGATCGAAGCCGAGCCCTCGAACGGCGGCAATCACCGCATCCTTGCCCGCGTTTCCCTTGCCGGTGACGTGACGCTTAATGGTGCCCACCGGTACGGCCTCGTAGGGTATGGCGTGATGCTCGCACCAGGCGGTGACATGGGCCAGAAAGCCACCATAGGCATGTGCGGCATCGATACCGGCATGCCGTCGGACCTCCTCGACGAAGACCGCTTCCAAATCGCCGGCGGCCTGCTTGATCTCGGTGAGCCAACGTTTGAAGCGCAGAAAGCGCATGCCGCCGCCCTGCCAGCGGTCATTTCTGAACTCGACCGTGCCACTGGTGATGCGCCCGTCGCGCCCTCGAAATGCCCATCCGGATCTGGCTCCAAGATCGAGCGCGAGAACCGCGAGACGGTTTTCTTCTGAAATTGTGATTGGTTCGATTGGTCCAGGTTCAATCATCGCGGGTCTCCAGCAGATCGGCTTTGGTCTGCGGCGCGGTATGGAAACGGAGCCCTGGCAATGGCCCCGCCAAACGCCGGTGGGAGGAGTGTGTGTTGCCAGGCACACTCCTCCCCTTTAGGGGAGGTGGAGACGTAGAAATCATTGAAATCGTTGATGTTTTCGACCGTTGGCGATGCTTGGCAATGGCAACGGCGCCAAATGGCGATTTCCGTTTGAATTCAATCGGTTGATGGAATTTGCAGAGGGCCGATTCCTGGCAATTGCCAAATGGCAACGTGGCAATTGGCAACGCAGACCGGCCCTTCCTGGTTTGGAAAGCAAAGGCTGGAAACGCCGGAAGCGGAGCAGTCATGAGCATCAATCCTCAGCCTCGTCGGCGCCATGCACGAACTGCCCCACGCCGCGGGCAAAAGGCCCCGTCGGGATGTCCAGCCACTTGTCTTCCTTGGAGCCCGAAGCCATGCCCTTGACCAGCGCCGGAGGACGTCTGTTGAGCAGATCCTGGATCATGTCCTGGAGGCGCTTGCGGCCCATCTCGTGGAACGCAGACGGCAATCGGTGTCTTTGCTGGTAGACCCCGGTGCCGCCAGTATGGGTGAAGGGATGTCCGTTCTCGGCAGCACTGGCGACAGCCTCGACAAGGGCTTCCATGAGATCCTGTTCGGGTCGCCGGACTTCCCGTAGCCGTTCGGTCGCATCGACCAAAAGACCGGTCGGCGCGCGCAGGAAGGTGCGAATGGCCCGATCAGCCGGGCCGTTGGCTTTGACCACCGCGCCTTGGAACACGGCGTTGCGGGCAAAGGGCTCTTCGAGCGCCTTAAAGACGAAGGCCTGATGTTCCTCTGGCGCGGGCCACAGCGCATAGACCATGCGCACCCCATCGACGATGGCACTGGTGCCACGCACGGCGTCACGGGCCTGCTCGACCGAGGCGATGGGCCGATTGCCCTGGGGTTTACGCATATGGTGAGCGACGATCACCGCCGCGCCGGTTTCGGTGGCGAGGCTCGCCAGAAGGCCTGTGGCAAAGCTGCCGGCAGCCGGATCCGAGGTGACGTCGGCATGGATAAAGGACGCCAGCGGGTCGAACACCACCAGCTTGAGATCGCGCAACCTCATGATCTGATCGCGCACCATGCGGAACTGGGGCGTGATTTCGGGGCCGTCCTTGCCGGACACTACCAATGGGATGGGACCTCCCGCGTTGGGCAGCGGCACGACGATCAGCCGTTCCGGGCGCTCGAGGCGGAGCTCTTCGGGATCGAGGCGCTGCAGGCGGCGATGCACCTCGCCCTGGTCGTCCTCGGCGGTGAAGATGACGGCGGTTCCGAACTCGCGCACCGGGCCGCCGAAAGCCGTGGGCTCAGGACAGACCGAGACAGAACGGGCCTTGCCGGTGGCCACCGACAGGGCAAGATCCAGGGTCATCATGCCCTTCCCGGTGTCGCCCATGGCAGCCAGGATCGAGACCACGCCCATGGGGAACGAGCCCTCGACCAGGAAACGCTGCTCGGGCGCATCGCCGGAATAGCGGGTGGCATGCCAATCCGAGAGATCGAGGGACGCTTTCTCAGGGCGGAGGGTTTGGCGTTCGGTGGTGGCGATGAACTCGGCCACGTCCATGCCGTCGTCGACCGCGTCCGCCGCGTCCCATTTCTCGGGCCGATCGTCGGGCGGCAGGAGGACGGAGACCGACAGGGCACCGGCTGCCAACACGGCCTGTCCCGCCGCCATGGCATACTGCCATCCGGGTCCGTCCTTGTCGGGCCAGATCAGCACCCGCTTGCCATCGAGCGGCGACCAGTCGGTCTTTTCGACCGGCGCTGAGGCGCCGTTCATGGCCGTGGTGGCGCAGAGCCCCTGATCGATAAGAGCCTGCGCGGCCTTCTCGCCCTCGACCAGAATCACTTCGGACGCCGACTTGATGCCCGGCCGGTTGTAAAGCGGCCGCGGGTCGGGCGCCTTCATCTTTCGGTTCTGCACATCCCAGGGCCGGAACTGCTTTCCGCCAGGCGGATCGTAGCGATACACACAGGCAATGAGCCGGCCGTCCTCGTCCAGATAGTCCCACTTCGCGGTGACCGGCCCCAAGTCGTCGGTGGGCGGGATCTTGGACTGGGCAGCCCGGTCGTCATGCAGGGTGCGGCTGCGGCCATCCAGCCATTCGCGGATGTCGTCCATAATGGCGGGGAATTCGGTCCGAGTGTCCCGTCCGGTGACCGCCGCCCACAGGCCGATGATGTCGCCGCCCTCCTTGGTGGCAAAGTCATGCCACATGCCGGCCTTGGGGCCGGCCAGTTCCACCGACAGGCTGTCGCCGCGATTGCCCTGGACGTCGCCGACCAGGAACTTGCCTCCCTGGAACGCGCCGCCCGGCAGCAGGTAGGAGAGCATGCCCCGGATGTTGACCAGCATCCGGGTCTTGATCTCCTCGGTGGTCTCGGCACCGTCCCAGGGTCGGCTATCGTCGAGGCGCTGGGGCTCGGCGTCGTTGAAGTCACGCCAACGCTCGAAGTCGATGACGTTGTCGTCGGGCGGCGGAGTATCAGCCATGGTCCGACCTCCAGCAGCGATCCGACCAGGCGCAGAACCGGCATTCGTGGAAGTCGGCGGACTGGGCAATGCGGGGCAGTAACTCTCCCGCCTCGGTAGCGCGGATAATGCGCACCGCCTTGTCGCTCGCCGTCTGGGCCAAGCCGCCGTCGAACGGCACCAGTTCGTGATGAAGCTCGGCGGTGTCCTTGTTGATCGCCGTGAACAGTGCCGGGTTTTGGGAGATGCCCGGCACGCTCGCTTCCATGTAGGCCTGATAGGTAGCGATCTGGGCCGCGTAGATCGGCTTCGATACCGCCACGCTACGCTTCATCGTGTCTTTCCAGGACTTGTCGTTGAGCGACTTGCATTCCCAAAGCGCCGGGAACCCGGTCAGCACGGGGCCGGCATTGATGATGCCGTCCACATGGCCGCGGATACGGCCGCCGGCGACCGAGAACCCGAACTGCTCGCCGCCCGGCCGGTTGCCCTTGGTAGTGTAGAGTTCAAACCCGGCCTTGCGCAGCCAGCCGATGGCCAGGTCTTCAAACACATGCCCGGCGGCAAAGATGCGCAGCGTCCGACCATTGAAGTCGCTGCCATCGTCCTTCGGCGCGTCGGCATACTCGAACTGCAGGGCGCGCTCGCAGGCCACGCCCAAACGAGAGCCGCCGAGGTAGTCGCGCGATGGCCTCGCGGCATTCTCCGCCTCCAATGCCTCGTCGATGAGCGTGTTGATCCGATCGGCGACGGTTGCCGAGTGGTTGTAATCCAGCATCAGAAGGGGATCTCCGTATCCTCGCCCTTGGCCGTCGCCAGCATGGCGTCCTGAAAGCCGCCAACAGCGACTTCGATCAGGGTCAGCACTTGCGCCTCGGTGAGGTCGAGCAGCCGGGTCTGCCAGCCGATCTCCTCCATGATTTCGGCGACCGGCTTCATGGCGGCGCGGATCGCGGCCTGTTCCTGTTCGGTCAGGTCAACCATGCCCCAGCGCTCCTTCACCAAGCGCGACCAGAAGCCTTGGCAGGCCATCGAGCAGAACCAGACCGACGGCCGGGACCGTTTCGAGCGCACCGGGTCGAACCAGCCAAAGCCACGGGCCGGACGCCGACAGACGGCACAGAGTTGCCCACGCGGATGCCAGAGGCGCAGACGGGCGGCGGCAGTGTCGGATGGAGAACACATGGATCATGCCGCCCTCCGGTCGGACGAAACCGAGGTCCGCACCAGCTGCTGGATCGCCTGCTTGTTGAACGTGAAGGTCAACAAGGCCGAGGCCTGATATCGGGTCAGACCGAAGTCTTGCCGGTAGCTCGCAGGCAAGTAACGGAGTTGCTTCTCCGTCGCCGGCTGGTTCAGCCAGTTCCTGGTCTTGTGGGCACTCTCGTCGGTCTCGTTTTCGTTGAGCCAGTCGTCGGCGGCCGCCAGACAGACGGTGCGCTCGCCCACCGCCAACAGCCGCGAGCGCTGCCCCTTCGCCCCGCCGACGGCATGCCAACGCCCATGAAGGAAGAAGATACCGCCCCAGGCGCTAAAGCCGTTGGCGACCAGCGCTGCGTCGTCGCCGAAGAGATCGCACCACCGGAAGCTGGAGCGTTTCAGGAGATCGATTTCCGACATGACGAAGTCGGTGAGCGGGGTCACCTCGCCGTCGCCGGCCCCGGCGGATTCCCACAGGTAGCCGCAGAGGGGGCATTCGCGGACGGCCAGCGGCACCTGCGCGCTGCAGTCCGGGCAGTCCTTGGTCGGAGCCTCGCCGTCCCCGGCCTTGCCGTCCAGATTGACGTCCTGTTCAAGGCTGCCGTGCAAAAGGGTCGAGGTGCCGAAGTCGAGCACGATGCAGTCGGTCTTGACCACGCTGGGGAACTCGTTCGGATCGACGGTGCGCAGCCCCCGCCCGACCATCTGGATCATGGTGGACTTGTAGGAACTGGGGCGCAGCAGAACCACACAGCTGGTCGGCTGATGATCCCAGCCCTCGGTCAGCACCGCCACGTTGACGATGACCTGGGTGTCGCCCTTCTCGAATGCGCGCAGAACCGAGCGGCGTTCCGCCTCGCCCATGTCGCCATGGACCATGCCGGCGACCACGCCATCGTCGAGGAAAGCCTCGGTGACGTTGCGGGCGTGATCGACCGTGGAACAGAACACCACGGTCTGCCGATCGCCCGACTTCTCGCGCCAGTGGCGGATCACCGCCTCGGTGATCGGCGCCGTGTTCATGATCGCGTCGACCGCCTTCATGTCGAAGTCGTCGACGGTCTTGCGCACGCTTTTGAGTGCCTCCTGCGCGCCGACGTCGATGACGAAGGTGCGCGGCGGCACGAGGTGGCCTGAGGCGATCAGTTCGCCGATAGTGATCTGATCGGCGACGTTGGAGAAGACGGGCCGCAGCCCCTTCTTGTCGCCCCGGTTGGGCGTCGCGGTGACGCCGAACACCCGGACATCCGGATTACGGTCCTGGGCTCGGTCGATAATCCGCCGATAGCTGTCGGCGGCCACGTGATGGGCCTCGTCGACGACCAGCAGATCGAGCGCCGGCATGGCGTCGAGATTCGCCTTGCGGGCCAGGGTCGGCACCATGGCGAAGGCCGTCCGTCCCCGCCACGACTTCGTGCGGGAATCGATGATAGAGGTGTTGATGGCGGGGTTGACCTTGGCGAACTTGAGGACGTTCTGAGCCGTCAACTCGTCGCGATGCGCCAACACGCAGGCCTTCGCGTCGTTTTCCGCCAGCATTCGGCCGACCACGCCCGAAAGCATGATCGTCTTGCCGGCGCCGGTCGGCGCGACACCCAGAGTGTTGCCGTGTTTGTCGAGCGCGCGCACGCTGCGCTCGACGAAGGTTTTCTGGCGGGGGCGAAGCAACATGGATACGTCCCCCTACTGCGCCCAGGCGGGGCGGTTCGGAGCACCCGTCGGCTGCGCCTCGGACGTGGATGTCGTGGCACCAGCGACAGGCGCCGCGGCAGCAGCCGGGGCACCGCCGGGCTTCCAGGTGCCGCCGGACTGGCTATAGGTCTCCCAGTCCTTGTGATTGGGCGTGACGGCGAAGCGGATCTCGTTCTTGGCGTCGCCGTTCTGGTCCTTGCCGACATCGATCTTGGCCAGAAACTCGATGCCATCGAGATCGGCGAACCCGTTGATGCGCCGTGCCGTCTGGGCCTGGGGCGAGTTGTCCTTGTCCGACAGCCCACGAGCAGAGTTCAGGATGCCCCGCACGAAGGAGCGGCCCATGTTGCCCCACTCCGGGCCCTTGAGACTCAGGAGACCGATCAGACTCCAGATCTTGCGCCGGGCGTAGGCGCCTTCGAGGAGAACGAATTCGGCGTTCAGATAGACAGAACCCGTGGTCTCGTTGCGGGTGGCATAGCCGCCGGTCCAGCCCTGGGCCGGGTCATCGTAGCCGCCCGGCTTGAGGGTCATCCTGACCGGCACGATGGTGCCCTTGGGGATCAGGTCGTAGGACGTCTGGGAGTCGGCGTCGTTGAAATCGTTCCAGGAACCGGTCATGGTCAGGATGCTCCTTCATCTTCTTGGGTGACGGGGGTATCGGCGGGCTGGGAGGCGGGGCGGCCAAACTCCAACCTCTCGCTCGCCGGTTTGACGGGACCGCCGATTTTCTCCATCAGACGGCCGAGATGGGGTTCCTCGATCTGGTCGAGGCGCCCGCTGCGATCCTTGGCGGGATAGCCGAAGGGATTCAGTGTCTGGCAGACGAAGGCCCTGAAGGGATCGCCGTCACCCTGGCCGATCTCGGCCATGGCGATGACTTCATCGACGATGCCGGGAAGCTCGTTGCCGGTCTTGGAACCCTCGATCTGCGGGACGAAGACCCGGCGATTGAAGTCGTCCAACTTCTCGTCGAGGATGCCGACGAACCAGACGTTCTTGCCGCGGGTGTGCTGCAGATGGGTGAGCCAGGCGATCATCTCCTGGCCGTGCAGACCGTAGGCGCCGCGCATGTCGGGCTTGCCGGTGCGCTCCGAGATCGCCTGCGGCTGGCCCTTGCACCACTGGAAACAAAGGCGCCCGGCGACGGTGATGCTGTCGATGAAGACGGTCTGGTACTTGTCGAGGGTCGCCGGATCGCCGAACCGCTCACTGACAGCCTCGAAGTGCGCCTGGCTGTAAACCTGGTCCTCGCGCAGCGCCGGGTTCGGCCCGCCGATGAAGACCGCAAAGTCGCGACATTCCTGCCAGGTGCGCGGACGGATGGTGTCGCCCGGCCAACCCTCGATGGCGAGATCACCGGCCTCGAGGTCGAAGAACAGAGTGGTCGATGCCTCCAGGGTCCAGAGCAGCGATGTCTTGCCGATGCCGGACTTGCCGAAAATGCAGCCCTTGATGCCGCGGCGTTCGGCGAGGCGCTGATCCGCCGAGATGATCGGGAGGCTCATCACTTGCCCCCCTGTTTCTTGGCGATGGCGTCCAGGGCGTTGTCGGCCCCGACCGCGCCATTTTTGCGCGCCATGTCGTAGATGCGGCGCAAGGCGTCCATCTCGGCGTAAAGGGCGGAGGACTTCGCTTGCAGCGCCAACTGAGCAAACGCGATGTCGTCGATCGACGCTGTCTCGATGGGTTTGATCACCTCCCTCTGGCGATCACCGAGCGCAGGGATGCGGATGCTGTCGGGAATGTCGGCGAGGAAGCAATTGTCTGCGCGCAAGCGATCCAGCTTGGTCTTGGCGGTCATTTGGACACCTCGTTGTTCAGGGTGAGTCGGAAGGAGGGTTTGCCGACCCGCACGGTGCGAGCACCCTCGAAGGCCGAACGAATGTGGCCGGGCCAGGCGGAGAACTTGCGTTCGGGAACCCTGAAAGCGATGTCGACATACTCGGTAGGATCGTCGCCTTCGGTGCGGATGCGCTCGGCCAGGGTGGCCAGCTCGGCCTGGTCCCAATCGACTTTCTTCGGCAGATCGGCGACCACCGTCACCGGCCCGTCATCGAAGCGGATGGTGCCGGTGTCCTTGCCGGCGTCCCGGCGCAGGGACTGGGCGCGATCGGCGTAGCGCTGGGCAATGGCGCCCTCGAGCCAGTCCCTGGTCGCCTTGGCGGCACGCAGGGCCTCGTCCGCCTCCACCTGCAGCAGCGCCAACTGGTCGGCGGGCAGAGCGGCGATCTCGCCGATCGGCATGCGGTGAAGGTCCTTGAGGGTGAGAGTGTTGGAGATCATGCCGCCTCCTCACGCCATCTTCGGCGTCGGCTGGTCGGCAGTGCTCTCGCGAAGCTGGGTCGCTTCGAACTCTTCAACGTCCTCGAGCCGATAGACGACCCGGCCGCCAATTTTGATGTAGCGGGGGCCTTCCCCCGACCAGCGCCAACGCTCAAGTGTGCGGTGGCTGATGTTCCAGCGAGCGGCGAGCTCGATCTGGTTCAAATGTCTGACCGTCATCTGCTTCTCCTTCGGTCTAGGTCGAAAACCTGCGGAGAGGATGGCAATCGGGCTGGGGGGAAAGTTGGGGGGACGAAGGGGGAAAAC